CATCGGCGGCCCCAGCGCGGCCGCCGCCGCCGCCAGAACCCCAGCAGCGGATATAAACCACGCTGCCAGCGCCAAACCCGCCTGGCTTGTTCCATGTGTCCGAAGCGTCAAACCGCTGAAAATCGCCCTGCACGGCAGCGCCGCCAGATGCTCCAGGCAGATCGTCAAAATCGATCTTGCGCAGCTCGCCGGATGACTCCTCGATGACAAGCTTATCCCCCGAACCAAACGCGGCGGCGTTCGTCAGCGCGGAAATCTTCACATAGTCTGGATCGCCCGTCGTGCCTGCATTGCGCAGGAGGATCGTATAGGCTTCCGCATGCTCCAGTTTGGCGAGCGTGACGCCCTCATCGGCGAGTTGGGTGGTTCCGACGCCGCCAGCGGTGATGGCTACATCGTCGGCACTCACGGTGATGCCGGTCCCCGCGCCAACCGCGAAGGATCGGCTCGCGGTAATGTCGCCGCCGCCGGTCAGGCCAGCGCCAGCCGTCAGCGTGACGCCGGAATGAGCAACGTGCTCATCGGCGACAAAGCCGCTCAGATTGTCGTGAACGATCTGGCTGTCATTGGTGGAGACGGCATCGGCGGCCACGGTGATGCCCGTGCCCGCTCCGACAGCCAGCGTCCGGTCAACGGACAGGTCGCCGCCGCCGGTCAGGCCCGCGCCAGAGATGATCTGCCGGGTGTTGTCCACCTTGTCCGCGTCCAGCGTATCCAGCGCGTCGGACACAAACGCGCCAGCCACGCCGCTATCGTTGTCAACCTCGGACGCCAGATAGTCCCCAGCGACCGACACAACAACGCCGGTCCTCCCCTCGAATGAGGTGACGCCGCCGCCGCCAAGCGCCGCGATCTCTCCGACAAGCCGCTGGAGCGCCGCGTACCACTCAAGACTGATCCGCCCAGTCTTGGGATCGACGACGGGAAGGTCAGCTGTTGGGATTTGCGCCATGCTACCGCGTTGCCCTCGCCCAGATGGAGGCGCTGTTGATGCCCTTCAGCACGGCCGCGCTCGCCCGCAGCCGCCAGATGCGCCCCTTCTTCGTGCAGCGCCCCCAGCGATTGAGCCTGACCGTCTGGTTATACTCGCCCTGCGTCCCGAACGAGGCCCGGCGCTCCCCGGCGAAGGTCTTGCCGCCGTTGTCGGAGAAATCCACCATCAGCTCCGGGGTGAGGTTCCAGGCGTCCGTGGTGTTAAGGCCGACGCCCGACACCATGTCCACCTCGATGGCGTCGGCGATCATCCGTTCCGGGAAGCGATGTGAGTGCGGGCACCAGACCTCAAGCACATGGTCCGCGCCGTTCTCTGTGTAGGCCGCCGGGTCGAGGTAATAGAGCTTGCCGTCGTTCTCGTCCCCCATGATGTATTTGCCGGCGAACTGTATGGCGGAGTTCACGCGCCAATGATCGAAGCTGTAGCTCTGGCGCATGTACCACGCCTTCTCGAAACCCTGCTTCTTGGCCAGCGGCAGGTCGAGACACCAGGTGAAATTGGCTCCCTTGAGCGTGTAGGTTTCATGCCCCTGCCAGGCGTGGAACGAGCCGACCATCAACGCCTTCTGCGTCGCCGTCAGCGCCTCGATCGAGCGCTCCACCGCGTGCGTCGATGCCCGCTCGGCCGATCCGTCTCGGCCATAGCGCACGATGTTGTTCTGATCGACCCAGATCAGCGCCTTCTCGAATTTGGCCACCGTGTGCGCGCCGCCTAGCCCGTATTCGATGTCCTGCTGCACGGCGCTGAAGGGGAAGGGCTGTCCGGCCAGCGCCGGGTCGGCCTGCCAGATTTCCAGGCTCTTGGTCCCGAACGCATAGAGGAAGCCCGCGTTCTCGAAGACGCGCACGAGGTTGTCGGAATTGCTGTCGGCCACGTCGAAGGCCAGCGCGTTGATGGAGGTGGCGTCATCCGTGGCGGAACAGAAGATGCGCCCATCCTGGATGCCAAAGATGGTGCGGCCCTTGAGGAAGGTCACGCTGTTGGGCGCGGGCAGGTCCGCGTCGGCGTTCAAGGTCAGCACACCCGCCGTCAGCACATAGTATTGCCCGGCCGCCGTGACGATGCTGATCTGCGGCGGCGTGGCGCGGTTGCGCGACAGATGCAGCCGGCCGGACCCCGACAGGTTGTCCAGCGTCGTGCCGATCCCCGCCGTGTCGAAGCTCACCACCTGGTTGCCGAGGAACGCGATCAGCTCGTTAGCGCTCAGCTCGATCAGCCCGCGCTCGGCCCCGGAGAACGATCCTGTGTCCCAGCGCGTCAGCCCCGGCGCGCCGTAGATCGCGAAGGCCGATTTCCCGTCATCTCCGGATATCTCGGGGTAGCCGTTGACGAGGCGCGCGTTCGCGACCTGGCCGTCCCGGCCTATCGTGGTCGAGGCTGGCAGGACGAGGGGCAGCGGCGGCATCAGGCGCGATCCGGGGTGAAGTAGATGTCATCCTCGCGCTCCCAGTCCAGCGCGTCCTGGAGCAGCGCCTGACTGCGCAACATGATGCGCTGGGCCACCTCGCCCTCGATGCCGTAGTCATCCAGCAGCCGCTCGGCGAGCGCATGGAGCACCACGTCGAAATGCTCCTGTGGGATGTCGATGTCGTCGCTGATCGTGTCGATATCGTCGGTGCGCTTCTGATAGGTGACGCGGAGGGTTTCCGTCGTGATCGTCGCCTTGACCGGCCAGACATAGAGTGTCGGCGCGCCGCGCTGGGGATCGAAGTAATACTGCGTGGGGATGCCCGCCGAGGTCTTTATGGGCAGGTCGAAATATTCGTCGCGCGTGAACGGGCGCATGGGCAGGTCGCGCGCCGCTGTGTCGCGGTAGCGGACGGACATGATGCGCAGAGGGTTGAGCGTCGCGGCCAGGTCATAGGACGCCGTGGCGTTCGTCAGCGTGACCGAGCCCTCTGTCTTCTTCCACAGGAACGGCCCACGCCTGCTCCAGCCTTTGAGCATGGTGTTCAGCTCGATGCGGATGGCCTCGGCCTCGTCCGCGTCCAGCGCCTGCGTCACGCCGAGCACGGTCATCTTGCGCAGCGTCTGCGTGATCAGCTCGCGGGCGTTGATAGAAAAATTGAAGCTGCCGCTAAGAGCCATCTATAGGTCATCCCTTGTGATCTCGTTGGGATCCAGGAAATGTGGGCTGTCGGCGGGCGGGTTGGCGTAGGGCACGGTCTGGTCATCGCGCTTGCCACGGACGAACTCCTGCGGGTGGCGTGGCTCCCAGCATTTTGCGCAGACTCTCAGGCCGGTCCACTCCTGCTTGATCTCGCTGGCGTAGCGCGTGAAGCCGCAGCGCTGGCAGGAAAATAACCAGTCGCCGGACTTGAACGTGTTCCTGATCGGCATGCCTTACCCCTATCCCTTCCGCTTACCCTTCGCCTTCTTCGCCTCGCCCGCTGGCTTGGCGTATCGGCTCAAGAGGCCCAGCCCCTTCGCGACCTTGACCGGAGCGCGCGCCGGCATTGGCTTGGCTCCGGCCTTGGTCTTTGGTGGCATGGGTCAGTACTTCTTGATGAGGTCGAACTTCAGCGTGTAGGAGCTGTCGAGTTCGAAGCCGCGCGTTGAGAGCAGGATGTCCCCGTTCGCCCCCAGCTCGCCCCACGCGCCGGTCTGCTGCCCGCCGATGAATTGATAATCGATGGTGTCGCTGCCCTCCAGTTGGGCGAACGGCACATTCGCGTCGGCCTTCCAGGAGAGCGTCACGCCCCCGCCGACAACATCATAGGTGAGGTTCTTGATCGCCACGCGGGCGGCGGGTGGCTGGAGGGCGGACACGTCGATCTTGACGACATCCGTCTCCTGCCCGCTGCCATCGGAGCGGCCGGTGATCTGCACGACGGCATTGCGCGCGCCGTCGTGCAGGATTTGCGTGGTGGTCGAGATGGCCATTAGGCGCTGACGCCGAAGTTGTCAGGCAGTTCCACTGCATCCGGGAAGTCGGTGTCGAACGAACCCGGCTTTGATGTGAGGCCGGTGCTAAACGCAGTGGAAATGTGCCCACAACGCATGATCGCCTGAACCTTGAAGCTTGATGGGGAATCGTCCCAATAGAACACCACATCCACACCGGATACAGCTTTCACTGCCGTAACAAAGTCAGCGTATGTATTGACCGTGATTTGCATAACACTACCTCTATGAAGCGGCGACTTCAGCCCAAGACAGGGACGCCTGATAGGTCGAACCAGGCGCGGCAGAGCCGCCCAAGCCGATATAGACGTTAGGCGGGATGATCAGCATCCCGTCAAAGTCGAAGCTGTAAGCTTGTTCAGCGTTCGGTGCGGTGGTCGATACGTTTTGAGCCATCGGCAGCGACATCAGGAAAGCCGGCGCAATAGTCGTTGCGCTCAGCGTAAACCTTCCTTTGGGTGCATCCCCTTGGCCAAGAATAGCGTTGAAGGGCGCTGTAGCGGTGAATGCCGTGATTGGCGCACCGGCTGCACCGATGGCCGCTCCAACATTCAGCAGATAGGACAAGCCGAGCGCGGAGACGATGTTGGTGCCGAGCGTGGCCACGGCGACTGAAAGCTTGCCCAGCACCAGATTGACGCCGGAGCCGGCCGGGTTCCACAGGCCGAAGGTTTGCGCCGTAGCGTTATATACGGGGACTGCAACGCCCGCGTTCGTGGTCGAGCCGATGAAGACGCGGCCAAGCTTGGCCTGATCGTAGTATTTTCCAAGGCTGTTGCCCATGGTGGTGATCCTTTGAGAAAGTGCGGAGCGCGGCAGTGTTAGGGATAGAGCTGAACCTGATCAGGCGCCGTCACGCTAACAAGCTCGATGTCTGGGTCGGACAGCGGGAACGTCGCAAGAAAACCCGCATCATCGCTCATGATGACGACAGACGTTCCCGACACCGCCAGCACTTGGTAAACCTTGTCGAAGGTGAACGCCGGGTTTGAGCCGACATATTTGACTTTTATGTTTGCGCACATTTCGCAGTCCCTATGCGTTGTCGTAGACGGTTCCGCCGCCCACCAGGCCGAAGCTGTCAGCCTCGCCAGCGACGTAGCATTCGAAGAAATGCCCGCCAGTGAAGTCGAAGCCGGCCGTGGTCGCGCCCGCCGTGTCGATGCTGCTAAAATAGCAGTTCGTCACGCCGCCGCTGTTCGCCGTACCGTTGAAGTCGAGAAACAGCGCGCCATCGACGTTGGAGCGGAACAGACTGTCCTTGATCCAGACGTTCGTGGCGTTGCCAGATGTCTCGATCACGCCTACCACGGCGGTTTGCGCCACATCGAACTGGATATGGCAATCCGCGATATAGATGCGGTCATGCGCCACGCCGGTGATGAAGCTGTCATTGGACGCGCTCTTGCCGATCACCCGGCAGTCGATCACCGCCAGATCATCCGCCCCGGTCGCCAGCGTGATGAAGTCGAGGGCATTGAGGTTGGTGGCGGTGTCGGTGAACACGCATTTCTCGAAGGTGAGGCCGTCGCCACCGCCGCTGACAGAGAACATCGTCACCACGTCGGCGAAGTTGGCCACGAACTTCATGTTGACGAAGCTGACATTGGCGGCGGTGACGGTGATCGTCGCGGCGGCGGCGGTCCAGCTCAGCGTCGGAACGGCCGAACCGCTGCCAAGTCCCACCATCGCAACGCCGGCCACATCGGCGGCGATGAAGGCGGCAGCCGAGATGTTCTCGACATGGCCCGGCTTGATGAAGATCAGGTCGCCATTGCCGGCGGTGCAGCGGCCGATGGCATAATCGATGGTGGAGAACGGCCGGTCATAGGTGCCCTTGTTGCCGTTCGAGCCGGCCGTCGAGGAAACCCAGAACACATCGCCGGGATGCGTCTGGTTGATCGGAATGCCGCGAATGCTCACCCCGTTGGGAAAGCCGTTCGGATAGTTCGAGATAGGCATGAGAAAATCTCCCGTATCACCCCAGAGGGGTCCGGTTGAGGAAGTCGATGGTTGAGATGCGGGCCCGGGACAGAGCTCTACTTCCCGTCCCAGGCCCTACGCCAGACGCTCGCGCGCCTAGCGGTTCGGTTAATCGAATATTCTAGGCTCTATGTCTTTCCATGACTGTTTGTTGATCACGGAATTTACTGTCTGATAATGCGCTCCAATGGATTTGGCGATCTCATGGCACTTTTCGCCACGACTGTGCCGCGCCTTGATCTGATAAACGATCTCAACGCTTAACTTCGTGTTGCGCTTATTTCTGGCCTGTTCTGGATGTCGCGCCCAACAGCAGTTTCCAGGCTCATAATTTCCGTTTCGATCGAGTCTCTCAATGGTGTGCTCTGATGATGGCCTGTCACCCATATCATCGACGAAATTCCAGAATTTTAGCCAGCGATCGCAAACTTGTACGCCCATCGCGCCATAGTATTTGTAACTAATAGTGTTTGGATTGGAACACCTCTGTCTCATTGAATTCCACGATGGATACAAATCATGTGATGTTCTTCCATCGTATTTTCTGCTGGCACTTCCAGACGCTCGTTTTCTCGCATAACAGGATGAACATAGCCCCTTGGCTATCTGGGGCTTATTGCATCCCGCAAATGAGCATACAGGCATCTTTTTGCTGAGCTGGCGATTGTAGCATGGGTTGCAAAGGCCGCTTTTTTCTGACGGCCTATCGCATGCTTTACATGGCTTGGCATGATTGCGCCGCCATTGCTTATAATGCTTTTGGCACCACCCTCGACACCGCGCCAGATCATTGCATTCATCGATTTTGCATTTTGGCATTGACCATCCCCGGAAAGAGCTAGACAATCCGGGGATGATACACTTTTATTGAAGGTTGTCGATTCTAGACCCCGGCGCTGCCAAATCCGCCCCGGAAGTCACTGTGCCCCACGCTAAATCGCATGTAGGCAGAAGCTTTCAAGTTTTTCGTATTAAAATCGTTGTCCTGGTCGAATTCCATCTCCGCGCGGTTGATGAAGGTCCAGCCCGCCGGGCAGTTGGTCTTCACGAACCAAGCGTCCGTATCCGTCAGGTAGGGATTGACGATCGGAGCCTTGCCGAGCAGCCCCGCCGTGCGGATCGCGTTCACCGCGTTGTTGGCGGTGTCGTTCTGGAACTCCGACTTCAGCACCCGCACGGCCTCGAACATGAGGTTATTGGGGATGAGCAGGTCGGTCGGACGCAGAGCGATGTTCAGCCCCCGCGAGTTCTTGGCGTCCATGATCTGGATGATCATGTCTTCCAGCGCGGCCTCGCTGAAATCCACGCTCGGGTTCAGCTCGTTGGACTGCGTGCCATCCACCGTGGGGTGATCGGTCGCGAACGCCTCCTTGCCATCGCCGTAGGTGTAGCTGGAGTTGAAGCCGCGATTGTGAAAGTTCGCCGCCACGATCTGCCGCGTGGTCTCCATCGAGAACGCGAGCGCCGTGGTGCGGCGGCGGCCGACAACCTCATAGAGATTGTCGTCCTGCTCTTCCTTCGTGCAGATCCAGCCCAGCCCATATGCCACGTGCGTATAGCGCGTGATCGTGCCCTGTGCCTCGCTGTCGAAGGAGATGTCGGTACTTTCCGTCTTGACCGGCGCGAGACCGAACCCGGTGACCTCACCGTCCTCCTCGTAGCTTTTCTTCGATCCCTTCACGTCGAAGATTTCGGTGTGGAATTTGGGGTGCTTGCCATATTCGCGCCCCCACCAGCGCAGCATGCCCTCGAAGAGAGCCTTGGGATGCGAACCAGTTGTGATTACGCCGACCATCGATCAGCCCTCCTTACAAGATGCCAAGGGTCGTGCCGACTGCGCCGCCCTTGAACTGATGAGTGTTGATCATGACTTCCCAGACCGCATTGTCCGAGGCCACTTCGTTGTTCGGAAGCCGGGCGAGGCCGAGCACGAGAAGCTGGAACGATTGATCGGCAGCGAAACCGGCTCCATCGATCTCCGCGCCAGAAATCCCCGTCACGGTCGATCCCGAGTGCGTGAATTTCAGGTTGGCGTTGGTGAAGGCGTTGCCGGCCCCAGGCGTGCCAGCAGCATCGTCCTGAGCATGAAAGATCAGGTTGGGATCATCGGCCACTAGCACCACGCGCGCCGTCGATGCGGCCCGGTAAACCAGGCTATCCCGCGTCTCCGGCTCCACGCCGACGACCACACCCAGGATCGGGTTAGCGTCGCCAGCCGTTGCGCGGATCACGGACACCAGCGTTCCCGGTTCATGACCGCGCCCGATCAGCGTCGTATTAGAGTTGCCGTTGGAGACGACAGGATCGCCGAGGAATAACGCGGTGCCGTCGCCCGATGCCACGAAGTAGGGCGTCGCCTGGCCATTCCAAGGCGCGCCGTTCTTGTACCGCACGGGACGAAACCCGAACGGCTTATCGACGTTTGCCATTTAGTGATTTCCTTGAGAAAAAGGCCGATGCGGCGCGCCGCCTGCCTTACGGGTTGTAATTTTCTTGAATGCTGATCCCACGGCTTGGCACATAGCTGCCGTCATCGTGGATCGTCTCGCCCTCATCGTCCTTCGTTTTGCCGCGCTTGATCGCCTTCATCCGCGCATCGAGGCGCTTCTGCCCGGCAGCCTTGTCCTCTTCATCGTATTCACGCAGCTTGCGCACCAGATAGGCGCGCTGGGGATTGCCGTACTGATCGACACCGGCATGGCGCTCGATGCGCGTTCCTGCTCCGGCCTGGCGGCCATCCGCCACGATCTCGGGTTCCTCGACGAAATCCCAGTCGTCGCGCTGCGTCTTCTGTTCGATGCGGCCAGCGCGGTCCACCAGCCAGTGGTAGCGGTAGCGCTTGTCGTCGCGCAGATGATCGGGCACGGCGAAGCGCAGATGCGCTGTATCGGACATGTCCTTGCGGCGGCGGCGCTCCTGGCGCGTATCGGCGGCGCGACTCTCGCGCGGCTGCGGGCGCTCGTCTTCCATCGGCTCCTGCCTCGCGGCGGGAAATGGCGGACGCCCCACGCCCTTGGCTTTCCTGATCGCGACCATCATGTTCTCCAATATTGCTTGGCGGCCCGGACCTGCGCCTTGGCCAGATCAGGCTTCTCGCCCGGTTCGTAGTAAAGCCCCTCCTCGATGTG